AACCCATAACGGCGCGTGCCGCCGCTCTACCGTCGTCTTTGACGTTCGGCGTGCCGCCCATAGGGGCGACCACCGGCGGCGTGGGCTTTTTATCGTCGGCGAAAATGTTTTCTTTGTCTTTCGTCAACGCCTCAAAAAGTTCGTCGAGCGATTTTCCTTTCGCGGCATCGCTTTCAAGCTGTTTCGACAACTCCGATGCAAGCGCTTCGCGCGTCAGATCGTTTACAAACTTTTTCCCGCTCAAAAAATCCTTGACTTTCGAGCTTCGTTCAAGTGCGGCGATTTTATCGTCCGCTTCTTTTTTGATACGTTCGCTTTCAGCCTTGTATTTTTCGACGTCAGCTTTTACCGCCTCATAATCCTTAAAACCATCGAGCGTTTTGTTCGCAGCTTCAAGCTGCGCTTTCAGTTCGTCATAATCCGCAAACTTCGCCTTTTCACGGTTTACGTCCTTGCCGTTTTCCGCCATGATTTTATCAATCACGTCCGCCTCAAGTTTTAAGCCTTCCAAAAACTCCCGTTTCATATTTTCCCCTTTACGCATATTTAACGGCGTGCTCGCCGATAGAGTAGCGCCTGTTTTACGCGTCGCGCTCCGCATCTATATAGTCATTTTAATTTTCAAAAAAACGGCGGACGCACGGGTGTAAGCGCGCACGACCGCCGAAAGGGCGCGAAAAGGAGGCTATTCGCTCTCTTTTACAAACAGGTTGAGGATATTGATCGTCGCTGTCGACGCAATACCGATCCCCGCGACGATTGCCGGTGCATGCGCGGGCTGAAAGAACGTTACCGTCGCGCTTGCAACTGTCGAAATGCCGCCGACGATAGCACTAATAAATAAAAATGTTTTCTTTTTCATTTTTTCACCTCTGTATATATAGTCATTTTTGTTTTTGGATTTTCTCGGTTTTTAGCGATGAGACAATAAAAAAAGCCCCGCAATTACGCAGGGCTTTTATAATATATCTTTTTATTATCGTAGATGACTTGTAAATCCGTATTTTTTCATAGCGTCTTCCCACATTTTTTCATGGCGTTTTCTATCTTCTTCCGTTTCTTCAATCATATTTCCCATTGTAGAGATATGTCCTGTTGTTTTGCCTGTTTTTTCGTCATACGTTTCTATGTCGCCGTCTTCTGAATATCGAATAGCCATTATTTACCCCCTAATAAAATAAGTTTAGTTCGGTTCAGTATAACCATATAGTCAGCGCGGCGCAGGCTTGGGACAGAACGAATAACATCATAGCCCATTGTTGCTGCTAAAACTCCAATATCACGAGAGCGCCAACGCTCTGATATAATTTTATCGTTTATCTGTTTCATTGTATAGCCTTGCGCCTTTAGTACTTTGGAATACCTAAAAATAAATTCGTCTACAACATTCATTTCGTCGATAATTCTTGCGCTTGGGTCTATAGTTAAGGTTTCCGTCATAGTATAATATTCACCGCGTGAAATTGCGCCCAGTTGCTGATAATGTGCCATTTCATCAATAACGCGGCGAAGGTCTTTGCCTTTTGTATAGTCTGCGGCCGCATACATACCTTTCCCGTGAGCCCGTCCGCCGGTACGACAATCCACATAAAAATCGCCGTTGCGTAGCATATCTATGTATTCATCCAGCGTTGTTTTATCCGGCGCGGTATATGTTCTTTGTGCTATAAAAGTATCATCTTTTACTGCTTGTATAAAATCATCTTTGCCTAATACAGTCGGTTTGCCGTCAAACCCCTGTGCACTTAAAACCCTGTTTATATCTTTAAGCTCACGTTTAACAAATAGTTTACCCGCTAAATCTTTCCCCTCTTTGATTGTCGCTGTCTGTAACTTTGTCATTGTCTGCGTTGTTTCCGCTTTTGTTACAAAATCGGAAAGGCGATGTGTTGCCGCGTAGAATGTATCGGCCTTTGCGTTCATATCCGTTATTTTTTGTACAACGGCTTGATTTATCGGTTGCGATTGAGTAAATACGTGTTGTACCTTCGGCTTTACAGCGGCCGGCTGTTTTCCGTCTTTCGTTCCGATGTACTCGCGTGTATATTCACGCTGTAGACCTGTCTGTTTGCTAAAGTCTCGCGCCCGTGCTTGCCATTCGCCGATTTTCTGCCGCGCCTGTGTATTGTCTATATTTGCCGCGTCCTGCGTTTCGGCAAGACGTTTGTACTTTCGGATATTGCGTTCTACACCGCGCTGGTATTGCTCCGCCTCGTAGCGGCTCATTTTTTGCCCGTTATACTCGACTTCCTTGTCTTTCATGTCGTCGAGTTCGTCTTTACCGTAACGCGCCTCTGCTCCCTCAAAATACGGATAAAACGAGTGCCGGCAGTTTATACCGCATATCCCGTCCGCTTCCCCGTAGCCGCACGTATCGTAAAAGTTCGGGTATTTGTCAGTGCTTCCATGCAGTTTATATATCTTTCCTTGCCATGCTTCGTGATTGCTCCACGGATTCACCCCGTCGCGATTTCTCGCGCCGATATGCGCCGATACTTCGACAAGGTCGCAACCGAGTTCCTCGCAGTTGCTCATCGTTACCGCCGCCGCTGTATTATTTATGCCGGTTAAAACATTCATACGCACGGCCGCCTCTATCGTGCGCGTTACGGGCTCTCCATTCCGATAGTGTTTTTGATACTGTACGACGGTAACACCACGTTCAGCCATATCGTTTACGGCGTGCCTTGTCGCGCTCTCATAATCAAACGCGCCCGATTGCACTTCCATAAAAACGCGGTTCGCCTGTTGTACAAATTGCTGTTGACTTGTCGCGGCTGTTGTACGTGTCAGACGCGATAAATTGTTATACGCGTTTTGCACGGTCGCGAGTATTTGTTGCGCGCTCTGATCGCTTACCGTTCGACCCGTCGCCGCCTTGAATATTCGGTTGTCGTTCGCCGTGTTTTTTTTAAGCGCTTCGGTATACGTTTTCTGCACGGCTTTAATAATTTTTTTGTCGTAGCCTTTTAATATTTTTGCAATGTTTTGTTTTAATCCGCCCGCTTCGGCGAGTATACGCGATTGATAATCGGTCGCGTCGGTAACTTTACCCAGCTTTGCAATACGGCGCGCCATATCGCGCAAGATGTCGGTTTCGAGTTGTGAGTAAATATCGACGAGCGTGTCGGCGGCGCCATCAAGATAGCGGGGAGAGAGCATTATTTTTTTTCTTTCCGTTTTTTAAGAGTAAAACCTTGTCGATATAACTCGTTTGCTAAAACCGACACGACAGCTTCTTCATTTGGTAAACCGCTCGCGCCCAATACTGCATGGAGCCATTCGTGTATTTCGGTCGTTTTTTTTTGTTCGATAGGCATTTGTGTGTTTATGGTGATTTCAGCAAGCGCCAGATCGCAACGCCCCATAAAAGTATCATTGCGGCTACAAGGTAAAATCTCTTTTATTTTGTAAGCTACGCCGCAAACGTCTACATACCCCGAAAATAAATATAATTGTTTTTGCTCCATATCCAAAAACTCCCTATTTATACTCCAAAATTAAACGGATCCGGTGCAGCTTCGGGAATAGGCACGTTCGCCTTTGCCGTCGCTTCGTCCTCGCCGTAAAAGTCGCGCCGGTACTCCCATTTACTTTTTACGCCTGCGTTGATTTCATTTATTGCAAGTGCCTTCGCCTGCGACATGTCCTTTCGCGTCTGGTCGTCGTTCCATGTAACCGTTATCGTCGCGTCGTTTTGCCCGATTCCGTATGCCGCCGCCATGTATGCGAATACGTTCGCGCACAACTGATATTTAGCTTTGATTTCATCTTCGATACGATCGACAATTGCATAGAGTTCCTGTCGTCCGCCGGTATACTGCGTCGCCGTCTGCTGGACTGCTTCGGCATCGCTTATCGTGCCTTTGCCGATATTCGAGCTTAATTCAATACGGCGGAAAATCTGTTGAAGCATTGCATTTTGTGCGTCGGTACGGAGCGCGGGCGTATGCTCGATTATCTTTTTCCCGTCCGTGCTTCCGTCGCCGTCAATCATCGTAACAAGGCGATTGAGTTCTTTTGTCATCTGAACGCCGACGGTCTTTCCGTCGCGGATTGTGCGCTTTGCGAACATATCGCGGTCTGCCCAGACGCGCGCTTCACCGGCTTTCTGCTCCCAGTTCATACGCTCATACTGCTCGTCCGCGTCCTTAATAAGATTTTCGACGCCCGCAATAAGCGCAACGGGAACATTGCTTCCGTCAATTTTATTTACCGCGTGATTGCGGAATTCGATAATCATCGGCTGCGCGACGTTTTGCCATGTGTACACCGGCGTTATATTCGCCGTCTGGCTGCACGCGGAAAGCGGTACGGGGCGCAGTGCTCCGCCCTCGTTTGCGTAAAGCGTACATTTCACCGTGTGATGCGCACCGTCAAAATCGTGTTCTTCAGTCAATAAAAACCTTTTGTTGCCGTCGATGATGTTTTTCATAATGAGCGCACCCGTCAATGTGCCGTCGAAGTCATAGCGGGTAGGAAGATAATTCCCGAGCGGGATTGCTTCGTACTGCAATTTGCTGTTACTGTAAATCGGACGGATAACACAACCGCCGAGCAGGGTGATGTATTCGACGACTTTATCGACGTTATCGTTTAAGTGATACATCGGCGGCGCAATCGCTTCGTTTTCGACTTCAAGCCCGATTTCACGACTTACAAGATTATTAAGCCTACCTGCTATCTGGTCTAAAATCCCGCACGGCGGGGCTTTGTCATTCCACGGCGCGTGCCCCGCAACCATATCCGCCCAGAGTGATATGCGCTCGTACATCTCGCCGGTAATATTCGTTTCAATTCCCGTTATCTGCTCGATTGAGTACGAGCGGAAAAGGTTTAATATATTCATAAAAAATCCCCTTATCTGCGCTAACATCTTCGCCCCTCTTTATATAGTCATTTATTCGCCCGCGTGTCGGAACGTGCTTTCCATCGCATAGCGCACCGCGTCCATCGTGTGGTCGGCTTGCCCGTCGGGAT